GATAATAAGTTGCTGTGTATGATGAATCTATTCCAGTGTTGTCTAGATTATCAACCGCAGCTTGTGGGTAAATAATTTCATACTGAGAACTACTATCAGGGGTATACATGTTGTAGTCAGGAGTTGTTACGATATAAATCGCATCAGCTCTTTCATTTTCAACCATCCCGATAGCCAACTCACATAAGTTAGAGTTGTTTTCATAGTCAATACCAGGGGTTACAAACACGTTGATGTTTGTTGATTCCGGGTTATTAAATGTTAATTGTCCAAGTAAGTAAGCGTAGTAGTCAGTGTTTGCAAAATCTTGAGTGTTATCACCAATTACAATTCTTTTGAAAGTACCATCTCCAGAAGCTGTTGGATAACGTTGCGTTGGTGTAGAACCCTGTAAGTATCCAGTTGCTCCAAGAGCAAATCTGTCTTGGTTAGTTCTAAATTCTCTGTAGATATCCCAACCATCAAAACCACCTTGAAAAACACAAGTGAATTTTCGTGAATAAATAAAGTAGTATGGACTCTCTTGAGAAGTAGGTTCAGAATCGAAACTAGCAACACCAACATCAAAAGCAGGAGTTCCACTAGTTACCTGAGAATTTACAATAGTTACAACTGTTGCTCCAGAGTCCATGTGGAAACCTTTAGTTTGGTAGTTCCAAGGTTCTGAAGTTGTAGCCAAATCCCAACCAACAACGGGGTTCTTTTTACCCTTGTACTGAAGAAGGTCAGTGTCAATTCCAAATTGAGAGGAAATTCCTAAATAAGTTCTTCTTACAACATCACCGGAAGAAGTCACAATATTTGCACCACCAGCAGTAGTTCCAAAAGGAGGGTCATAAATTGTTTCACCAGGGAAAAAGTATTTAGTTTTGATAATAGGAAATGGAGAAGGGTTAGTTGCTGTTTCGTAAATTCTTTCCTCAAGTCCGTAGAAACCACATGGTAGCGCGTCAACAGGATATTCATCTGACATTTCCACCATTATGTATGCAGAATTTAATGGATACTCACCATCAGCAGAACCAATTTTCTTACCAATAAAGCTGTTTTGTGTAGGGTCCATCGTACAATTAGTATACTTTTCATAAACAACCGGATTAGCATCCGTGTCAAAAAAGTCTCTAACCAACACATCAAAGGTTTGGTTATTGAAGGAAATGTTTGCTATTGAAATTTTTACATCAGTGTTTGCTGAATTTCCATCACTGATAGTCATAAATCTAAACAAGTTGTAAACTTTATTACCACGTAGTTCTGATACAAAATATGGTGTTTTAGGGGTTTGATACTGGTCCAAGAACCATGCAATAGAAGTGGTTGAAGCTTTATCACGAGCTTCAGGAAGTGCAATCAAATCGCACTTAACACCACGAACATATCCTTTATTGTAACCATAGTTTAACATACCAAGATATGATTCTTCAACATAAATTGGAACTTCTTGTCTAGGTTTAGAGAAGTTTGTAATCCCTAAAACTTTAGTTAAATAGTTTGCATTAGTAGAGTCGAAAGAAGTGTCAAAGGAGAAAGTCTTGCCTTCATAAGTTACACCACTCAATTGGAACGTAGCAAATGGGCTTTGTGAAATTCCTGAGTAAGCTCCGGTACAAACTAAATTTAAATCTGTTAAACCAGTAACTTGATATTGTGGACCATGTAAATCAGCAGTATAAACTGAAATACCACGAGAACGCACAGTAGCTAGAATTAAATTATTCCATTCGGTATAAGCTGTACCTGAGTAGGTGTAAGATACACCAGTAATTGTTCCGGTAAAAGAACCAGAAGCACCCGTCACAAAGTTCGTAACATCATAATACCAAGAATATCCTGAATAGCCATTAGTATTACCTGTAATATCAAATGTTGCATAATACCAAGGGTCGTTCGTTCCAGCAGTTAAATCAGCAGAATTAAGACTTAAATTATCACAACCAAAAATGTTCTCAACATTTGAAAAAGCAGCGTCTAAAATTGTATAACCCGTTGTCGGAAGTGAACCATATACATTAACTGTTGTTGCAGAAATAGTTGTATCTCCCGAAATATCCAACATGAATCCGAATAAGTCAGCATTGTATGTTGAGGTTGAGCCATCATTTAACGTGTATTGAGTTGGAAGAGAGTTTGAAATAACCGCAGGTAAACCACTACCAAAATTAAGAGTAGAACCAGAGGTATTACCCGAAAATGTTACTGTAAAAGGAACAGAAGCAACACCCGTGTTGATACCAACAGTGGTGCCATTAACGTTAGCGATAGCTTGCAAACTCCATGAGGGTCCCGCATCATAGCCTGAAAGACCAAGAATACGTGTTACAAACAATTGATTAGATTGTTGCAAATAAGCTTTGGCTATGTAAGCGGCTTCGTACTTAGGTATTTGTGTATTTATGAATTTGGTTGGTATGGTACCACCAAAAAAAGTTTGAAATTCATCAAAGTTAGTGATAAAGATTGGTTCAAAGGCTGGCCCTTTTTGTGTTTCGCCTACGAGACCCAAAGTTGTTACACCAACACTTTGAGCAACAAACGATAAGTCAGTTTCAGATGTGTATACCCCTGGGGACACAAAAACTTTTTGGTTTGCTTGAGATGTTACTTGAAAAAACATTTTTTAATTTTTCTTATTCGGTTTTATTTTAATGATAAATATTTGAATTAAACACAAAAAACTTGACTTTTAAGTATGTATTATTAAGCAGTATGTTTTTTTTCTGCCTTTTTTCTACCTCTATGAAAAATACCCCTAAGAAGATTAAGAATCTAAAAATATCTGAATCAACACACCAGGTGTTAAAAACCTACTGTGAAGACAATGGATTAAAGATTTACAAATACCTAGAAAAGTTAATTCTGGAAAACTGTAAAAAGAAAAAAGATATCTACGGAGAATAATTATACCAGTTTTGCTTGGAACTCTATGTTTGCTTCTTCGCCTGGTGTTTTTTTTGTAATATCTACTCGTAATAGGTCACCGGTATTGAGTTGAATAAAATTAACATTGACACCATAAAAATCATCGTTAATATAAACTCTATATCCATCATTAATTGTGGCTCCACTAGTAACATTTGATGTTCCAACTAATGTTAAATTAATTCTGTAATCAACTTTATCGTCAATAATTGAAGTGTTTCCAGAGGTATAAAATAAATTATACACAAATTCATCAGGATTAGATGGAGTTATTTCCGCTCGTTTCCCTTTAGGTACTTGAGTGTCCACTTCAAATAATTGAACCACCCGTGAGATTGCTGGTTTGACCTCAAATTCTTCTTCATCAATCAAATATCCGAGCATTGTAAAATCATAACTTTGGATATAATAATTTCTTTTATCTATATCAATCACCGACTCGTCTGAAATGTTATTCATAATAATCGGAACGTACTGCCCCTTGATAAAAGTATACGCCTGTCGAGATGAAAAAGTTTGTAACACATTTTTATTGAATGTGTTAAGTTCCCTCATTCTATTACAGATAATTTTTACGCTAAAGTTAATATCAACTGGAACCGGTTGAGGAATTGTATAAATGTCATATCCTTTTTGATTTCCATTCCAAGTCGGAACTTTTGCATAATAAAATTGCTTTCGAACTGGAATTGTATATTGTAGCGAAGGATTCGAACCATACTTAACCTCAGGTTGGCGAACAACAGTAATAAATGGAAGTTGTACGTTAAAATCTTGGTCAACAAAGTTCCATGTTTCAGTGAACTGAGACCAACGTTGATTGGTGATTATTTTATCAACAACACTTATGTCTTTTCCGGATACAGTAGTTTTTAAGGAAGTTTGAACAAAATCTAACATTCCTCCATCTAAATCGGCATGCAAAACACTCTGAGGTAGATAGGTTCCGTCTTCATTGATAAATTGAAGAAGTTGTTCTCTTCGAGCTGAAAGAATTTTAGGTGGAACCAAATTAATATCTGGTTTCACCTGTTGTTTGAATATAGGGACTTTTGGTAGTGCCATTAGGTTCCAAAGAATTCGTTTTGTGAGGTAGGTACAGCAATGACTGTACGATAAAACGGTTTGTACCCACCATAAGTGTGTTTATTATCAGAAACCACACGACCATCATCCGATACGGTGTAATATCTTACTTTGCCCTCGGACTCGTAATATCCGAGGTAATCGCCATAAGCAATGTCAACATTCAACTCATCAAGATAAGATTGGTAAATTGAAAAACGCATATTACCTGGTTCATTTTGTTCAATACGAGAAGTGCCAATTTTTTGGCCGACAGGCGCAAGAATTTGAACATACCCCTTGATTTCGACAGGAGCCAAGAACTGGATACCACCTTCTGGGGATTCTCCATATACATCGTCAATTCGAGTTTTATATCTATCAATTCTGTAAAGTACAACCGTGAAATTCATGTCACCCTCTAGCCATTCTTGGCCCATGGAAATATCAAGGGAATAATCTTCCCCACCAAAGAATTTACCTAATCTTGTAATTGGAACTAACTTCTCTGCCATAACATTTATATTGATAAATACTTTCTTTACCGATATATTTGATGCAAAGTATGTTTGATAAAAACCCACCTAAAGTTTTTGTGCAACCAAGTTCAATTCATGGGCTTGGTGTTTTTGCCGCTCAGGATATAACAAGTGGGGAAATAATAGAAAAAGCTCCAATACTTAAACTAGACATCCAAGAAAAAGATGCCCTTTTGGCTGACTATCGATTTTGGTGGGAACAAGACGGGAAAAGAATATATTATGTTCTGGCCTTAGGTTATGGGTCTTTATACAACCACTCATCAAATCCTTCTGGTTATTTTACAAATAACATTGAAGATTACACCATCGATTTTATTGCCACAAAAGACATAAAAAAAGGGGAAGAAATTTTGGTGGATTACGGGGGGGAAGAATATTGGAGCTCAAGAAAATACGTTGAAGTAAAATGATGAGTCCGGAATTACCTATTGAATCAAAAGCTCTTTTGGAGTTGGAAAACTATGAAGGAGCAAACAATTATATTTTGGGGCTACAAAAGAAGTTTCATCAAAACAAAAAATTCTTCCCCACCAGAAGTCAAGCCGAATATATTTTAACAAATAAAGACAAGCTTCCTATGATAGCCAAAAAGTGGGTGGTATTGGACACCTACTTTGCTAACAAACTTGCTGACGAAAGATTGCTCATCAACATCCCAGAAAAAATGTGGATTGAAAAACTTTTGGCGGAAAAAGATAAAGCCTATCATGTCTGGGGGAAATTTTTTGAAAACGATGAGCTAACAGATATGTGGGTGCCAAAAGCAGCCATCATCAAAGACAATAAAGTTGAAATTGTTGAAGTAGATTACACCAAATATTCTCACCGCCCCCCCCTTGAACACCAAAAGATTGCAATCGAGGAATTGTTGAAAAACAAAAAATATATCCTTGCCGATGATATGGGACTGGGAAAAACTACTTCAACAATCATTGCGTCCTTGGAAACTGGGGCAAAAAAGATTTTGATTATTTGTCCAGCGACCCTGAAGATTAACTGGCAAAGAGAATACCAACTTTACAGCGATAAGCCAAGTTATGTTTGTGAGGGAAAGAATTATTCTGAAGAAGCTGACATTGTGATTATGAACTACGACATAATCAAAAATTTCCATGATGCCAAGGATAGGGAAAATTCTCTTATGGTCAAATCAAAATTTGATTTGGTTATAATCGATGAGGCTCACTATGTTCAAAATGTTCAAGCACAAAGAACAAAATTAATCAACGACCTAGTAAGAAATATTGACAGACTATGGCTTCTAACGGGTACCCCCATGACATCAAGACCTATCAATTACTTCAACCTTTTGTCTTTGGTGGATTCACCCGTAGCAAAAAACTGGATGGCTTATGTTATTCGCTATTGTGCGGGTTATCAGTTTAGAGTGGGTCCTAGAAAAGTTTGGAATGTCACTGGGGCATCAAACCTGGAAGAGCTTCGTGATAGAACTGGAGCTACGGTGCTTAGACGCTTGAAGGAAGATGTTCTTGATTTACCAGAAAAAATTATCACGCCCGTATATCTTCGACTTCGCTCAAAAGATTACGAAGAGCTTATGGGTGAGTATTACAACTGGTATGAAAAAAATCCGGAGGAAAGCAAAAACCTTTCAAT